AACGAACGTGATGAGATCCGCCCAACCAACGGGAAGGGCAATCCAATCAAGCTTCTCCTGGGCTACAAGGGCTTGGCTGCGGGTGGCGCCAAGCCGGCGCGCTATTGCTGACCAAGTGTGAACACCTAACGTGGCCTTGGTTACCAATCCAAATGATTCAAGCAGACTCGATATGTACCCTGGATCGTAACGCCATGTCTTTTCCGGGCCACCATTATACTCGTCGATAACTAAGTCGGCGGCTCGCGCAAACGTGCTGCTGAACCAACTAGTAGCGCTTCGGCTGTTTCCAAAATCGCAAATTAGCGTCCCGTTCGGGGCTAAGACGCGTGTGAACTCCGAAAAGGCGGCTGCAGGATCGCAATACGCAAGCACCTCGCCCACGCAGAGGACGCAGCCAAAGCATGCATCAGAAAAGGGCAGTCTTTCTACACTCGCGCAAACTGCATTCTTGCGACCCTTCATGGGCGTAGAAAATAAGTCGAGCGATATTTCGCTCGATTGGCCCGTCACGTTTCCGTAGACGCCAGCGCCAGCGTTTAGCAGACGGCTCGCTGACGGTCCCAGCAGCGACAACTGCTTGGTCAGAAATTCGGAGGTTCGCCTACCCGAATAGGAGTGCCAGTCGTCTTCTTCAATCGCCGAGACGTCATAACGGCTTCTCAAGTCGTCTCGCTTGAACCCTGGCGGCACGGTAAACAACAATAATTCCAAGTTATGTGTTGTGCGGCTCCAACGAACCGCCTGGAAAACAAGCCACAATACTATTGATACGATAGCAAAACGCAATCCCTCAACCTGTGATTTGCCATCGACCATAGGACTGGCCGGACGAGCCTGCCGGGTCTCCGGCTAAGTTGCATCGAAGAGCGGGGGTCATCTTGGGGGAGGCGCAACTACCGAGCGCATCCCCCCGTGCGACCTCAAATTGGGTTGGGAATCAGAAATAGATGTTACGGAGTAAGTCGACCATCGACCTATCGCGCAGTCATCTTTCCGACAACGAAATTCGCGCTATCGAGAACTAGGCTCCTCATTAGTCTGACGCACGGACTGCTCGGCTGAATTGTCGCCAGAACCGAGCTCGTCGGGTACCCGCTCCTCTTCTTCATGAGGTTGGTCGAACAGCGTCGGCTGGTCTGCCGAGGGAGCCGCAATGCGACTGCGGCTTGCCGGCGTAAAACCGAATTCCGAGGAGATGCGCAGCATGATTTCCGCCTGCCGGTTCGCGATCGAGACATAGGGCGACTGGACCGGATAACCGGTCGGCGATTTTATCATCACCCCATACTTCTGGATCTGCTCGGTGGCGTCGGCCCAGAGCGAATAGGCGCCGCAATAAGCAGCCAGCGCCGCACGATCGAGACTGGTCAGCATGTTAAGTCTGGCGAGATCGCCAACGAGCCTGTCCCATTCTCGTTTCGCCGCCGGTCCCAGCTCCGGCGGACACTCGGGCACAGATGGCTCCGGCCGAGGTTCGTAAGGGTTGAGAGGCCGCTTACCCGGATTACCTGTCAGGTATTTCAGGCGTGTCGGCGTTGGCCGGCGTCCCCTCGTCACGACACGACCTCCGATTCTACAGGATGCGGAGCTGTCGTCAGATTGAGCGCCTGAAGCGCCCGAAATGACATTCCATCGTGCTCCCTGATCGCCAGCTCGCCGGTGAACGCCTCCCACCTGCGAATGGCGACATCGACATAGATCGGATCGATCTCAACGCCGTAACAGACACGGCCAGAAGATTGGGCCGCGATCAGTGTCGAGCCGCTGCCGGAAAACGGCTCGTACACGGCCTGGCCGGGGCTTGAGTTGTTCAGCATCGGCCGGCGCATGCATTCGACCGGCTTTTGCGTCGCGTGCCTGGTTTCGGCGTCCTGCCCGCCCGAGGGGATTTCCCAGAGCGTGGTCTGCTTGCGGTCGCCAGTCCAGTTGCCCTTCTTGCGGACGGCATACCAGCAGGGCTCATGCCGCCAGTGGTAATCGCCGCGACTCATCACCAACCGTTCCTTTGCCCAGATGATTTGAGAGCGGATTGTGAAGCCCGACTTCGCCAAGCTCGCGGCGACGGTCGTCGCATGCAGCGCACCATGCCAGACGTAAGCGATCTCGCCGGGAAACAAGGCCCAGGCTTCGCTCCAATCTGCCTGATCATCGTTCTGGATCTTGCCGCGCTTGTCCGACTTGTTGACGCCAATCCGATGCCGCCATTCGGGATCGTATTTGACCCCGTAGGGCGGGTCGGTCACCATCAGCTGCGGCACGCATCCCGCCAACAGGGCCGACACCACAGCCGCATCCGTAGCATCGCCGCAAGCAAGACGATGAGGACCCAGGCACCAGATCTCGTCCGGCGCCGATACGGCGATCTCCTGCGCCTCCGGCACCTCGTTTTCGTCTACCAATCCGGGCGAACCCTGATTGAGCACGGCAGCGAGTTCCTTCGCATCGAAGCCGAGAGAAGACAGATCAGTGCCCAGCGACTTAAGATCCGTCAGCTCGAGCTTGAGCATGTCGAGATCCCAGCCGGCGTTCGCCGCAATCCGGTTATCGGCCAGAACCAGTTGCCGCCGCTGCAACTCCGATAGGTTCTCCAGGACAATCACGGGCACCTCGGCGAGGCCAAGCTGACGAGCAGCGGCAAGCCTTCCGTGTCCGGCAATGACGCTGCAATCCTCCCCGACCAGAATTGGATTGGTGAAACCGAACGCGCGAATGCTGCCGGCGATCTCGGCGACCTGGGCCGGGCTGTGTGTTCGCGCATTCCTTGCGAATGGAATGAGCCGGTCGAGCGGCCAGTACGCGATCGAGAGCATCGCAGTGTCAGCCGTCATGGTGCGCCTCCATGCCTACCCCCCCACCCTGAATTTCGCGACATTTTTTCCGACAAACCGGCCGCGACGCAGCCGCTGAAAAATAGATGCGCTCCATCGCGCCAGACTGAGGCGAGCCCCCCGTTGAGGGGATTCATAAAATTGGCCGACCAGGCTTTGAATTCTTTCATTTCCGGAAAAGAAATCAAACCTCCACCGCATGGAAAAAAAATCTGTGCGTGAGACCCCATGCGGTACGCGGCCCCAGACCTGTAGAGATTTGAGGCCCCCCCGCCCCCACGAATGAACTGACCGGGCTGCACCAGAAAAAAGGTTTCGGTAATTCGCGCAAAAGTGCGTGTCGCGGGGCCACCGGTCCCGGATTGCAAGCCGCCAGACTTATGACCTCCCCCCGCCCCTCTCACTGTTTAGGCTCCTCTTTAGGCTCGCTGTTTAGGGACTTTAGGCTTTGAAAATCGGGTGACCCTGGCGACCCTCCGCGGTCCGAAATACCCGCATCACTCACTTCGCCAGAAGGAACCGTGCTTTTGTCGACCGTCGCCTTCCCAGCCCTGAGACGGGCACGCCGATCAAGTTCGTGCAGCACGAAGTGGATGCCACTTCCACGCTTCTGAAGCTCCGCATCCGTTGTCGCGCGGCTTAACTCGTCATCAATCTCTTCCATGAGACCTCCGAAAACATCGGGCGCTGCAAGGAACTGCTTCATGAGAGCTTCATTCCAGCGTCGCTCGGCGTCGTCGCGAGCAGCATTTAGCGAGTTAACGGTTTTCACGTGAAACCAATCATCCACGATCGATTTCGCATCACTGTTTCTGGTTACCTCGCCAGTCCTCTTGCTGGGCTCCGGAAAGTGGTCGCGGCGGGGATGTTGCTGCGGCTGAGCAGCAACATCGGTTTTCTTAGATTGGTTACTTAAACAGGTTTGGGTGGTCTCGTTGCCACCATCATGGTGATGCGTTTGGCGCCCACAGGGTGACAAATTTTCCCGGGAATGTTTGCGTCGGACGCTCTCCCGATGTCGCTCCCAAGCGGCGTGCAGGTCGCGAAACTGTTCCCAATTGAATTCGTAGCCATTGCGGTGAAAGTAACCACCATGCCGGCGCTTGCGCAGGAGCCCCTTCTTTTCGAGCCCCGCGTTTGCTCTGATCACTGTTCGGCGGCCAATACGCAACTCCCGCGACAGCGTCTCGAGGCCGGGATCGCACCGTCCCGTTCGATGGTTTCGGTGATCAATCAAAGCTGCCCCAACACGACGTTCGGCGAGAGTCAAATCCTCACACAGCAACAACATCTTAAGAGCCATCAAAGGGTCTGATAGAGAGCGTTTGACCTTCATGGTCCACTCCGAGCTGATTCGAGCTTGGCATTCATGAGCGAGGCCTTCTCGCGCCCGCGCAAGTACAACTACTCCACTCGGTAGTGGGCGGTACAAGAACGCAGATTATGCATTCGACGCGCCACACGTGTTCAGCTTGATCCAAGCCTTGATGTCACCACGACGATAACGGATTGTGCGCCCCACTCTGACAAAGGGAGGACCAGCCGCTTTTAGTCGCCAGGCTTGTAGGGTGCGGACGGAGATGCGAAGCGAGTCCGCGGCCTCGTCTTCGGTCAGGAGCGCGTCCTCGGTCAGGAGCGCGTCCTCGCTCAGATCCTGGGTTCTCGCAATCATTGCTGCTGGCCTCCACGGGGTGCAATGGGGCCGAAGGTGGGCGAGCAAAAATTGAAGTAATAGTCTTCCCAATTAAAATAGTTTCTTTGATTTCTTGGTGGTGCCTCGGGGCCGACCCGCTCTTGCCCAGACAGCCGCTTCGGTTTCTTCAATCGCCTCTTCCCAGCACTTGTCGAAGTCCTTCAGTGTCAGTTCAGGCCACCTCTCTAGCGCAATCTTCCGGTAAGCCGGCTTTGGCTTTGGCCTGACCTTCGGGCTTTCCTGCATCAAACCTTCCAACCATGCGCGGCAAGCTGCGCGGGCGTTCTGCAAACTCCCAACGTGAGACTTGGCCGACGAATCGCCTTGGTCAGGCAGCTCGGTTACCGACGTGATCAACCCGGGCTTTTTCAAGAGAATTGCACGATAACGAAGGGTGAGCACGTCGTACCGATCCCGGCTGTTGGGATTCTCAACCAACAGGTGCCCTCGCTCTGCACTAACGTAGTAATCATCATCGGACCAAACACTCGCTAATATCTGTCGGTCATCTTTTGACCTTGCGGGATCACCCAGAGCCTCGAGCTTAGACGTCGACAGTAGGTTCATCAGGCAGCCGAAGCGACGTCGTGCAACCAGCCTCGTCCGTCGAACATTCAGGTCGCCGCCGTCCGAGATCTTCGCTGTAAGGAGCCCTATTGGACTCTCTCCAAATTCGAGCTCATCTTCGGGATCGAACGCTCCGGCTGTCACACGCCATTCATGCCAGCCATTCGGATGATACCATCCCTGCTCGACGAAACGTCGCATCGTCTCTTTCGCCGCAATTGCCAGCGGCGCCCATCGAAGCAATTCCGGGTCATTCAGGACATAGGTCGACATCACATGGGCCAGCGAGAGGCCGCTCAGTAAATCAGGTGCATTGGGAGAACAAACTGCTGGGAAGAGAACAAGATCGCAATTCTTGGCCGCACGCTTGGCGCCCCTCTTGAAGTATTCGTCGATGATGTCGGTGCAGGCACCTTTGTCCAGCAGCTGTAATAAGCCTCCGTCTTTATCCTGGACATAAGGCACAAGATGTCCGCTAGCGATTGCACCGGTCAAAGCAGCGCTCGACGCCTCATTGGTCGCTTCGCCCAGAATGCGTTCGACCGCTTCATCCAAAGCCCACCCGCCAAATGGCTCGTGCAACGGCGGCCGATCCACCAGTTCCTGTCCGGCCGCTGTGTCTCGTGCCAGTGCGCGACTTTCACCCGGGAAGATTTGCACATTGAAGATGCGAACCTTGGTGCCGCGTTCGCTTAAGATGGACTGATCGAGCTTGTAGACCGATAGCTGACGCCACCCTTGTCCATAGATCGGTGCAGGCGCACTCGTTGCGCTCCCCCGCGAGCCAGAGCTTTTCCATTCACCGCTCAGCATCTTGGTCTGCAGCTCAGACCAGATTTCATTCCAAAGTGTCCGGACGCGACGCTCTACTGGGGCGCGCTGGGCTAGGATCGCAACTTGCCTCTGCCGGAGGTTTTCGGCTTCAGGACTGATGCCCGAACTAAGTACTCTGTGTCTCACCGTGGGAAGTGCGGCCAATTGGGTCTTCGCCGCGATCCATTGATCCCAACGAGTTCCGGCAGCCTGCTTAACCGCCTCAATCAGTGTCCAACCATCCAACGACACGACGCACCTCGTCGGCGAATCATCCGTTAATTCTCTAGTCCGGCCCCATCATTTGCACGGCAAAGGCTAGGTTTTGCACAGAGGCAACGATCGCGAATCTCCGAAAGTCTACGACTGAGTTCGCGGCAATGCGGGCTCGGCTGGTTGGAATGGACGCATGATTTTCCATCGGTCTTGCTGTCCGACATGGACCCAAGACCGAACGAACGGATCGCCGAAGTCGCCGCCATTTTGGCCGGCGGCCTCCAGCGTGTCCTGGCCCGACAGTCCAGCGCAAAAGCCCTTGGAAACGGAGAAAGTTCGCTTCACTTATTGCCCAACCGGAGCGGTGGTCCACCCATTTCGGAGAATGGGGAACCGCAATGAAAACGTCCGTCCTCGCCCAGTTGGCGGCACTGAAAGGCGCCCCAGCGGCCGTTTTGAAGGCCCGCTGGCGGGAGCTGTTCGATACCGAACCACCCGCCTACAACCGGCGCTTTCTGGAAAGCCGGCTGGCCTACCGCATCCAGGAATTGGCCTATGGAGGGCTCTCCCGCGAAACATTGGAGCGGCTCAAGGCTATGGCCGGCCAGCACGCCGTGCAGGACCCGGCGGTGCGCAAAACAAGGCCTTTGCTTCGCCCAGTAACCGGAACAAAGCTCATCCGGGAATGGGAGGGTATCGAACATTGCGTCACCGTTCGCGCCGACGACTTTGAGTATCTGGGCTGCCCCTACAAATCTTTGTCTTCGGTTGCCCGCGAGATCACCGGCACCAAATGGAACGGATGGGTGTTCTTCGGCCTCAAGAATTCCCAGGCCCGCAAATGAGCCCGGTTCGTTCTCGCCAAAATCGTCACCTCATCCAACGGTCGCGTGGCGCCGATCCCGTTGCACCTGTTCGGAAGGTCCGCTGCGCCATCTACACCCGCAAATCCAGCGAGGAAGGTCTTGACATGGATTTCAACTCGCTGGATGCCCAGCGGGAGTCCTGCGAGGCCTATATCACCAGCCAAAAGGCCGAAGGGTGGCTGTTGGTGGCGGACCGGTATGACGACGGCGGGTTCTCGGGCGGCACGATGGAGCGCCCCGCCCTGAAGCGTCTCCTGGCGGATGTGAAGTCGGCCAAGGTCGAGGTTATCGTCGTCTACAAGATCGACCGGCTTTCCCGGTCGATGCTCGATTTCCTGAACCTGATCGAGTTGTTCGAGCGCCATGGCGTCACCTTTGTCTCGGTCACACAGTCCTTCAATACCAAGGACGCCATGGGCCGCATGGCCCTCAACATCCTCGTCACCTTCGCCCAGTTCGAGCGGGAGCTGATTGGCGAGCGCATCCGCGACAAGGTTGCGGCCTCCCGCAAGCGCGGCAAGTGGATGGGCGGTTGGCCGTGTCGTCGCTCATGTCGAAGCGGGAGCGATCAGTACTTTGACGCGAGACTTGGCAGTAAGGACAGGAATGCTCGCATCGCAGGGTCACCACAAAAATATGCAGCGGTGTGATCTGCCGGAGGAATGACATCCGGCTTCTCAGCCTCAGTGCCAGAAGCTGCCGTTGCGCTTTCTGATTTGTCCCGGTGATGAGGTGGGCCGTGTAGGCCTTTTCATACAAGCCGTCGCCTGGCTGCACCCGGAGTTCAATTATCCGATGCAGCTCATCTTCGGTGAGGCGAATGAAATCACCGACCATGTTTGCGACGAGGTATTGGCCGGTGCCGGTGCGCTCAAGGTTGAACGGCAGCAACGAAGAGGCTTCGGTCGCGACGAAAGCTTCGGGGGCTCGAAAACGGGCCATGCTACTCCGCCTCGAAATTACACAATGTCCTTTTGAGAGTTGGCCAAGGCGCCGAAGGCAAGAGCGAGGATGACATTTCGGACGCCGTCGGTTTTCTCGGAAACGCGAGCCCGCAGGTTCTCGTCTGCCACCAAGTTCAAGAACCGTTCCTTCAGATCGCCGGGTGTCAGCGCGGCGCCTTTTTGCGGGTTCGCGGATGGAACGAGGTGACAAACATAGCGGTCCGCCACCCGGTCTATCTGGCAGGTCGCCATTCCGATCAGACGATAGGCAGCAGCGTCCAAGGATTCCAGGCCTTGGACGTTCGCATCAAAATCGACAGATATGCCCACCGAGGACGCCGCAGAACCCTTAACGGCTTGAGGCATGAGAAGCGTGAGAGGCGTGCGAAGCATGGGATGCATGGGATGAATGACCGGCGACAATCGTCCCATCTGCTTGTTTGGTCATAACGAACCCCAGAAGATCCTCACCTACCTGGAAGTGTGCGTTTGGCTCCGGTTTGGTGGCCGTGTTTTCTGCAGCGGAAAAGTTTGCGTCGTCTCCAACTACCGGCTTGGCCTCGGCCCCTTGCACCGACATTCCAGTGAGCGAGGCGAGCGCCGCACCGA